CCGTTTATTACTGCGTCCATTCTTTGCTTTACGATGACGTTTTGTTCTTCTGCCTCCTTTCGTAGGAGTAGGATCATATGGCTGTGCATTCATAAGAGCATCGCCAGTTCTATCTGCAACAAGCTGGTTCAAATTATTTACGTTTGCTAAATGATTGTTTGCATGACTTACGCCTGGAATTGTACTGGCTTCTGGCACGCTTGGAATTGATGCGTGTAAATTTTGAGCTCCACCTTTTCTAAGTTTCTTAACTTTGTTAAGTTTCTTACGGCTGGAACCTTTTTGTCCAGCTCCAAGTTTTGCAGCGGTATCGGCAAGAGCTGCGTTTGACGCCAACGTTTTCGTGGAAGCAGCCTCAAGGGCACTACCTTGTAAATGCTGAACAGGTGGTAATCTTAATGCAGGTTGCACTGGAATTATCTGACCGCTCGGCAAAGTTGTCATCTTAATGTATAACTCAGAAATAAGGAAATGACAGATCTCACATCGGTTCAAATTCAGGCGCTTGTTCGTGAGATGGATGCAAGTATGCGAAAGTATCGGCTAACAAAACGAGTAAATCCTGAAAAGTATCATGAACTTGTTGCACATGAAAACAAAACTTTATATGAAATGTTTCCTACCGTTTTTGAAATGCACATTGAAGGAAAATTGGACGCAACATTTTTCGAAATGTTGAAACTCAAGCATAAAATGGAGAAAAAGGAGTTGACAGAAGACGAAGCATCAAGGATAATTGGTCAAAAGCTGTTTGATAGATTCGTTGCACCTGTTATAGAAAACAAGCCAGTAGAAAAACCATTGAGCTATACTGATTTTTACAAACAATTTTCGGATAAGTGATAATCTACATTATCTTTATAAACTACAATGATGTGGAATAAATATTTTATTGAGTTTCTTGGTGTGACAACTATAATTTATGCAAAGTTACTTACGGAAGCTGATCCTTCGATAATGGCAATAATTTATTTTGCAATGTTTTCGATTGCAAAGGGAATTACAACAGGATATTTTACACCGATTGGAAGTTTAGCATCTTGGATGATAGGGAGAATACCTACAGAAGAATTTATGTATAATGTAGTTGCACAAGTTTTAGCAACTGTGTTTGTTGCTATAACTTTTTTACCAATAAAGACTTACATGCAGGATGTTTAAAATAAAATAAGATGAGTCTGTTTGTATATGTAATTGATGATTATTTGAGAGCGCTGTATCGTCAACATATGGGAAAGCGTCGACCAACAGATTCTGGATTTGATTTGTTGTCTCCTTATACGGAACTTAGTGGAAGTTTTGGGGTTGAAATGAAGTTGGGAGTTGTTTGTGCAGCTTTGACTGACAAAAACATGCCAGCACCATATCTTCTTTTGGCTAGATCATCAACTTCTTTGACACCTCTCCGAATGTCGAACCAGATTGGATTGGCGGATGCAGGATATCGTGGAGAACTAATTGCGCGAGTTGATATGCTTGGAACATCTTCTTATACAGTGGATGAAGCGCGTCGGCTATTTCAAATTGTTCAACATAATTGGCTTCCTTGGAATGAAATTCATATTGTTGATAATATTGATGAACTACCTACTCCTCCTGATGCACGTGGAGGTGGTGGATTTGGATCTACGGGTCAATAATATCGCGAAGTAAATTTAGTGAAATTATATCGTGAACGATACCTGCCCAGTATGCAGAATACCATGATGTCTTGAAACCAAGAATCATGATAGCCATGACAATAAGGGAGCGCAGAAATGTATTAAGTAAAGGGTTCGCGGTCGGCACCAACCATATGTTCGTCATTTATCTTCCTAATATTTTTTTCTTGCAGAATATTATAACAATAAAATGGGTGGTGGTTTAATGCAGCTTGTAAGCTACGGCGCGCAGGACGTTTACATTTCCGGCAATCCCCAGATTACGTTTTGGAAGATTCTATACAAGCGCCACACCAATTTCGCGGTAGAGGCGATTGAGGTTACGTTTAACGGTCAGGCTGACTTTAACAAGCGTGTAACGGCTGTCATTAACCGTAACGCTGATCTAATGTACAAGACGTATGTCCAGGTTGTTCTACCACAGGTATCTTGCGCGACTGGAGGTGATCAGTTCCGATGGGTACACTACATTGGTCACCGTCTAATTAAGCAGGTAGAGGTTGAAATCGGTGGTCAGCGAATTGATCGCCAGTATGGTGACTGGATGCAGATCTGGACGCAGCTATCGACAGAGGCTGGCTCGACGCGCGCTCTTGAGTCGATCATTGGTCACACCCCCGAACTAATGCTAGTGAAGAACAGTGCAGGTCTAGCTCTAGATGCACCCTGTGCATCTACGGCTGTTACTCAGGGTTGCATTGGTCGCCAGGGCACCCCGGTAACCACGCTATATGTACCTCTACAGTTCTGGTTCTGCCGAAACCCCGGTGTTGCTATCCCTTTAATTGCTCTCCAGTACCACGAGGTTCGCATCAATGTAGACTTTGACACTTGGGCAAACTGCTCATATGGTGTGGGCAGCGCGGCAGTTACTGCTGCGAAGTCCCTGGTTGCTGCGTCTCTCTATGTTGACTATTGCTACCTAGATACGGAAGAGCGCCGCCGCTTCGCTCAGCAGAGCCACGAGTATCTAATTGAGCAGGTACAGTACACGGGCGCTGAGAGCATTACGTCTTCGTCGAACAAGATTCAGTTGAACTTCAATCACCCTGTAAAGGAGCTTTTCTGGGTGGTACAGCGTGATTCTTTCGTAGATTGCTCGACTACGGGTTCTGCCAATGCTGCATACTTTGGTCAGCAGCCGTTCAACTATTCTGATGACTGGGATCTCTCTATCGGTCTACTCAGCACGTTTACGAATGACACCACAGACGGTCCTGGCACTGCAAACTATACTTCGGATTACAACACTGCTGCCTCTGCTGTGGGCGTAACGGGGCATTCCAACTACCTACTCGCGAAGGTTCTCGTAGACTCTGGTGTCCGATGCGAGGGCAAGAACCCCGTGGAGGTTGCCAAGCTTCAGCTCAATGGTCAGGACCGTTTCACGGAGCGTGAGGGTTCGTACTTCGACAAGGTGCAGCCCTACCAGCACCACTGCCGTACGCCTGCGACAGGTATCAACTGCTATTCGTTCGCTCTTCGCCCTGAGGAGCACCAGCCGTCTGGTACGTGCAACTTCTCGCGTATCGACAAGGCAACTCTACAGCTAACGGTATCTGTTGGCACTGTTTTCAGCCAGAACACTGCGCAGGTACGAGTATATGCCCTCAACTACAACGTTCTCCGTGTAATGTCCGGTATGGGTGGTCTCGCGTACTCCAACTAAATGTAAAGATTCAATAATATATTTTTTAATAAATAAATAGAAGGTCCTATGACCAAGTAATTGAATTCATAAACATGAAATTAATTATTTTTATAGAATAATGAAATTGTTTTCAAAATTTAGAATTGATAAGTTTGAAGAAAGAAAACCTGTTGTGACTAATTCAGTTAAAATTAAACTTTTTAATATGGATTTACATATATCAGTAATAGCTGATTTTAAAAATTTATTTCCAGAGTTTGAAATTACAGATTGGTGCTTAAGTGGTCATAATTGGATATTTGGAAAGGAAAAAAAATATCCAAAAATTATTAATCCATCAACATGGGTAAATATTAATAACCTTATGATAGAAGAATTCCAAAATGAATATGATTTTTTTCTTAAAAGTTTTGACGGTTTTATATGTGGTCATCCTAATGGGTTTATACCTATTTTTGAAAAATATGGAAAACCAATTATAATGATTAATTCGTGTAGATATGATTTACCTTTTTGTTGGTCAAAGAATTATCTAATGTTAGATTCATATAAAGATTGTCTTAAACGATTAAATGAAAAAAGGCTGTTAATTGCGGTATCAAATAATAAAGCAGATCAAGAATATACGCGTTTAGGTTGTGGTATAGAAACAACTCATATACCTTCTTTATGTGCATATACAGGGATTAAGTACAATCCAACAAAAAATACATTT